TTCGTAATGATGTATGTCATTTAAACTATTTTCGTCATCGTAAATATTGAGTGCATAATAATATAGATCCCTATTGGAGAGTGGCCATTCATTTCTGACATTAATAATACCGGCAGTAATCAATACGACCCAATCTAATTGTGAATTGCCATAATATTCTTCGGCAACCGTATCGGGTCTAGCTCCTTCTACTATTTCATACTTATCAAAGATGGTAAAGACATTTTGCAAATCATCACGCAGTTTATTTCTTCTAAAAAGATTTTTGACCGTCAAATAACTTTGAGATGAACGACTCTCTGATAGAAAGTCTTGATATTCTAAATCTGGTAGTTCTCTGAAATATCCCATTTTAGTAACCTACTCCGTCTGAATCATCATCATATGCTTCATAATCTTCATTGTAAACTGGTGTAAGTTCTGTAAATGATAGTGTCATCATGGATGAAATTGGGGCACCATCTTGATAGGTTGTAAAATTTCCATCACCGGTATAGTTTACTGATATATTTGTAAGAGCACATAACTTCATTCTATTTAAATAATTTCGTGCTTTACCAAGGTATTGAATTTCAAATATATTTGGTGATTTTAAGTAGTCTCCTGAAGCTCCTTTGGGTGCCATATTTCTTTTGAACGCTTTGATGATGGTTCTTATAACCTTTGCTTCTTGTTCATACCGTGGTGTTAATTTAAAATTAAAACTAAAGTTTCTTAGGGTAGGTCCACTGAACAATAATTCCATATTTGGATTTACTATTTCTGCCTGACTTCTTGCTAAGATTTGATCAAATGTAAGATTTCCACCAATAAGGGCATTAACTGCTTTTGCCGCAAACCAATTTTTTGCTGCATTTTGATTACTTATTAGACCTCCTAGTAGATTTTTTGCTTCGTCTCCTGCACCGGTGAAGTCACCCTCAATTAAGTTTCTAGATCCTTCCAGCAAACCACCAGTCACAAAATTCATATTACCGGGTCCATAATTAGTGGCATTAGCATCTACCAGTTGTGCAGGAATTGGTAGAATAATATTACCTAATGATTTTGACTTTAGATTATTTTGTTCTTGCTTAACCGAACTTCCTCTTGTAATTACTCCACTTCTTTTATATTCAAAAATAGAGAATCTTAGAAAATCTTGAGTATCATCTATTGTACTGTGGGGATATCTCAGATTATTGGGTAATTTAGATGGTTTAGCTCTTCTTGGTATTCTTCTGTTATATTTTAAGAACTTGAACTGATTGGATGTTTTTGAAGGTTTTTGACCTGTAGTTAGCCAGTTTTTTGTGTCACCTTCTGTCCAACCTTCTGCATTTACAATAGGTTTTCCATTAACCGTTTTTTTCAAACTTCCATCTTTATTATAGACACCCCCTACAGAAGAATTGCTGCCCAAAACTTCTTTGTTTATTTGATTGTTGAATTCTGTTCTTTTATTTAAATCTAATTGAAAACCTGCTGCTCCTCGTTGATCTGCATCAAATATATTGAAAGTTGCGTTATCAATACCTCCTAATACAGCTTTTCTTACATTTGCTTTCCATCCAGTTCCTTTAGTATCTAATGTAAATTGATTTTTATCGCTCATTTATCGACCTTGATCTATAATTTTAACTATTTAGTTGTCTTTTAGCAAAAGGTATTTCTCTTGCATCTGCCAGTTCCTCTGGATAGACTTCATATAACTGACCTATGACTTCATTCCAAGTATATTGTCTATAATTACCCCAATGAAAATTGATACCTCTGAATCCCCATCGGAAGAGATCAGTTACTGCGACTAATGGATGGGCATCATATTCAATATTTGCAGTTTTGGGATTATATACAAAAGTATAATACTTTCCTACATCAGGAACGGGAGTGACTGTATTATTGAGAGCTTCCATTATTTCCAGCATCAATTCCTCTGGTTTCTCTGTTCCTATTAAATTATTGACGACACCACGAATTCTGTTGTGTTTATCATCGGTGGGATAACTGGATGTCATTTAGATATTCCTAGTTCGGTTTCGGTTAATATTTTAAATTCCAATCCTCTATCAAGACAATACTCTGTTGCTGCTTTCCATTTTGCTTGATTCTTGGCATATTCACGAACTTCGTAAATATAGGTTCGTGTTTTCTTTTTCTGTGGTTTGGGCTCCATACATTGTCTTTTGGGTTTTACTTCAATAATCATCTTTTTAATTTTTCCTGTACTCTCTCGGACTTTAATATAAAAATCTGGGAAGTATCTATGAACTTTATTATCTAAGGGAGATTTATAGGGTAGACAAAATTCTTCACTTCCCCATTCTAAAATATTTGGATTCCTATCACAGTATTTCATGAACTTACGTTCCCATAAAGAACGGTAAATTATGTTTCTATAGTTTCCTTTATACTTTAAGGGATTGGTGGGTTGATATCTACCTTTATAAGACATCTAAATACTTTATAATATAAAAATAATATAAGGTATTTATGGCAGCGGTAATCCAAAAGTTCAAAATGGGAGTTTTGAACAGAACTGACATTAGTAAATTATCTTTAACAAATCAATATCAGGTTCATATATCTGGAATTGCGGGTCAACTTGGGACTTACCTTAAGGATTTCTATGGGGTGGAAGATAGGTATGTGAATGGTGGTGTGGGTATTATGTGTTCGGATGCCACACTTCCGACAAGTTCATTTGCGACAGCAGAAGTTAAGGATAACTATCAAGGTATTAATCAACAATTTGCTCATACTCGTCTTTATGTTGATAGTGAGTTTACATTCTATATTGATAGAAATTATAATGTCCTTAAATTTTTTGAGGGATGGATGGATTATATTTCGGGAGATAATAGAGTAGATGGAATTCAGAGGACAGATTCATATAACTATTATCGTCGGTTTAATTATCCATGGGTTTCGGAAAATACTGTAGGATATAAATGTGCAATATTATCCATTTCAAAATTTGATAGAAATTATGATAATTATGTTACCTATGAATTTGTTAATTCTTTTCCTAAGGCAATGACTTCCATTCCGGTTTCTTATGGTGGTGCGGATCTTTTGAAGGTTACCGTACAATTTGCATATGATCGTTATATTATGGCAGGTCGTCCTCAGGTACCTAGTGATGAACCTACTACATAGAGCTTAAATTTAGCTGATAAATAATTTTACTGAAGTGTATTAAAAATTATGCCTTTACCAAAAATTTCTGCACCAACCTATGAGTTGGTGTTGCCATCTAGTAATAAAAAGATTAAATATAGACCTTTTTTAGTCCGAGAAGAAAAGATTCTAATTATGGCATTAGAATCTGAAGATACAAAACAAATTACTAATGCAATTAAAACTGTCATTAGTAACTGTGTTATTACTAGAGGTATTAAGGTCGATAAATTATCAACCTTTGATATTGAATATTTGTTTCTAAATGTTCGTGCTAAATCTGTCGGGGAAACCGTTGAAGTTAATGTGACTTGTCCAGATGATGGAGAGACACAAGTCTTGGTAGAAATTGATATTGATTCTATTAAAGTTCAAAAGGATCCTGCTCATTCTAATATTATTAAATTGGATGATACATTATCTGTGCAGATGCAATATCCATCTTTAGCCCAGTTTATTGAATCTAATTTTGAAACTGATAGTGGAAAGAGTCAGGTAGATGAATCTTTAAATGTAATTATGTCTTGCATTAAGCAGGTATATAATGAGGAGGAAGCATGGGATGCTACTGAGTGTACTAAAAAAGAATTGAAAGAATTTATTGAGCAAATGAACTCTGGTCAATTTAAAGCAATAGAGGCATTTTTTGAGACGATGCCTAAACTTTCCCATACTCTTAAAGTAACTAATCCTAACACTAAGGTTGAGAGTGAAGTTGTAATTGAGGGACTGGCATCTTTTTTCAGTTAGCCCTGGCTCATGAAAGTTTGGAAAACTATTATAGAACAAACTTTGCCTTGATCCAGCACCATAAATATAGCTTAACGGAGTTAGAAAACATGATACCTTGGGAAAGAGAAATATATGTTTCCCTTCTCCAACAATATATTGAAGAAGAAAATCTAAAACAGCAACAAAAAAGTGGCATTTAGTTCAATTTTTAAAACACAATCTATAGTTCCGAAGATAACTAAATTTTCTTCTTCAATTTTTGGTGGCCGTAAGATTAATCAAGGTTCATTAGTTTCTGCGGGCCCTCAAATAGGAGAAACACTGGTTGAGACAAATAGAATTTTAGTAGAAATACAAAAGCAATTGTCTTTGGATTTTGCGTATAGAGTTGTTCAAGAACAAAATGACATAAAACGGGCTAAGGCAGATGCTAATGCAGCTAAAAGGTTTAGAGCTGAACGAAAAGCAGAAGGAATATTGGGGAAGGGTGGATCTTTTCTTGGGGGATTAGGATCTAAAATTGTTGCACCCGTATCAAATGTTTGGACCAGACTTTTAGATTTTTTTACATTGATAGGGACTGGTTTAGTTGCCACTAAGGGTTTGAAATGGTTGAGTGAGAATCAAGAATTTATAACTAAAACATTTAAATTTTTAGAGGACCATTGGGTAAAGATTGCTGCAGGGTTAGCTATAGTCGCTGCAATCAGTTTACTTGGAAAATTTGTTTTTTTGTTTAAGATCTTGAAGGGGTTAGGGGTACTTGCTGGTGCTCTTTTGGGAATAGGAAGTTTATGGGGTCTAGGAGGAAAAGGATCTGGAAGTGG